TGTGGTCGTGACATGTTTGGTTTGTTTGTCAAGCAGAAGACGGCATACGAGTGGCCTAAGTGACTGGAGTTCAGACGTGTGCTCTTCCGATCTGCCCTACTCCGTGGCCGAAGGAGACAAGCATGATCAGGATGTAGGTGGTCATTGCCCCAACCCCTCCGGGCGGCGTTTCGGGCGGATCGACGCCGACGGCGTCGGCGTTTCCTCGCAGAGCATGTTGTGGTCGTAGGGCAGCGTGTTGCTGATGGGCTGCAGCGCGGCCTCGCACTGCTCCAGTGTTTCGTACGGAACAGCCAAGACGGTGCCGTCGAGGTAGCCGCCAAGCACCGTAATCCACATGATGGTCCAGTAGGTCATTTCTTTGTCTCCGTGGTTGGTTGTGGGATAACCCATAAAAGGGTTATCGCCTTGCGTCAAGCAGAATGAACGAGTTTATAGCGTACGGTCTTCTGTTTGTTGTACTTGTGGATGGAGGTCTCGGACGTGACCTTCTTGCCTGCGACCAGCCTGTCCAGCGCGGTCTGGATGTCCTCGCGCTTGTACTTGCGCTCCAGCCGCCGCATGATCACGCCCGCTGTCTCGCCATCCGGCCCGTCGACCATCTGCAGCAGCGTCATCAGCAGCGCCCGCGCAGGGTCGGACTTGTCGTTGTCGTTGGCCAGCACCAGCCGCAGCTTGCTTTCGATGTCGCGCTTGATCAGGGCGTATGCCCAGCGCACATGCTCCACCGTGCGGACGCCCTCTGGCACCGCCAAGATCAGGCTGACCTTGCTGACCTGTTCGTAGCCGCGCAGCGGTAGCGCCTCCAGCCCAGTGCTTTCCTTGTGCTCGTATGCCATGCGGTCGAACAGGTCGACGATGTTGTCCAGCATCGCCGCAGCCTCTGCGGTGGTGGGGATTTCAATGCGCTCCCCATAGTTCTCAACGCGGCGGTCCTTTCTGGCCATCATGTCGTACGACCCGCCTGACGCCAGTTGCTGCAAGGTCATCTTCAGCCCGTCTGGGATCGGCGACTTCTTCCAGTTCTTCTTGGTGGCTGGGGTGGTGTCCTGCTCAATGCACAGGATGGCCCGACCGATGAACCCAGTCGTCGCGCTCTCAAAGGTCACGAGATCGTTGAAGTTCTTTTCGGTCGTGTACCCCGTCATGGCGAGGAACGGGCGGTCGATACCAGCGTCCAGCGTATCCAACTGGTAGATGATGGCCTTCTGCCGCTCCAAGAGGTTCGGCTTTTCGCCGTGTTCGTCCATCGCCTTTTCGACCTGCGTCAACTCCTTGCGGAGGTGGCCCCGGATGTCTTCCTTGAGGTCACCAGACACCATCAGGCGACCGTCAGCCTTGGAATAGGCCGACATCAGCAGGCCCACGACGCCCTCCAGATACGACGCGCCAGACTTCTTGGCACCGCTGATCTTCTGGAACAGGAACCCGACCTCGTCCATCATGTACGCCGCCATCTGGTGCCGCGTCAGGTTCCGCGCGATCTCCTGCTCGGACTTGATGGTGCCGTGGACAGCAGCGGACAGGCCGCACGCCTCCAGCAACTCGGCGGTAGCACCGAGGATGCCGTCCTTGCCGCTGCCCGATCCTGCCACGTTGAACACGAAGAGGTTGGTGGTGGCGCGGTCCCGGTCATCCCGGTAGTGCAGGCCGAACGCCACGCCCATCGCCCAGATCGCGGACATGGACGCCAGTGCCTCGCGCTTCCGGCGGGTGCGGCTCTCAATCCAAGTGGCAAGCTGCCCGGCCAGCCCCGGCGGGCGCAGCGGGTCGAACGATGACGTGTCGATGGCCATCGGGCCGGAGTACTCTTCCGGCGTCTCGAACTGGAACTCTTTGTCCGGCGTGAACGTCACAGGCTGGATGTACCCGCCGCGCTCCGCATAGTGAACCAGCGTCCCCAGCGTGACTGGGTTGGCCGACCGACCGAACGAGTGCCACTTGTATGACATCCCGGCTTCGTTGTACTTGGACAACTGCTGGCTCCAGCGGTCCCACAGGTCGAACGCGGAGCCGCCAGTGGCGTGGTGCAGGGCCATGCCGATCTTGATCCACTCCTCGTAGTCCAGATCGTTGTTCGGGACGTGGGACAGCATCTCGGCCAGTTCCAGATCGTTCACGTCGACCAGCTTGCCACCCAGATCGGCGCGGTGGCGCTCTGGCACCCGCAGCATCTCCAGCAATTTCTCCGGCACCATGTCGATGTCATCCGGGGAACCGATGGCGACTTCGTACGCCCTGCCACTGGAATGCAAAGACCCCGGCCCGACCACAAAGGCAGCGCCGCTCTTGAAGTCCAGACCGGGGTATTCGTTCAGCTTCACCACCAGAGAGACATCCTCCGGCACCTTGAAGTAATAGTGCTTGGAGCCGCCGCCCGAACCTGTGTTGACCACCAGTCCGGCCCCGGCAAGCTCCGGCACCACCTCCAGCAGCTTCATGAAGCTGGCCACGCCGCCGTTGCGGGCATCCACGTCAACGACAAGGAAACCGCGCAGCAGGACGCCGAAGCCAGTCTTGAACTGCTTCATCAGTTCCATCGTCTCAAACTGCTCTTCGCTCCAGTGGGGCGTGTGCTGCCAGTTCGAGACACGCGGGTGCTTGAACAGCGACTTCTCAGGGCAGTTGGGGTTTCCGCATTCGCATTTCCCGTCCTTGTCGCGGCCATACAGCCCAAAGACGCGAAATCCAGCCTCCCAAAAAATGCGGTAATCCATGCTCAGACCTTCTCGCCGAAGAGGTACTTTTCGAGCTTTTCGATGGTCGAGAGCGAGAACCTCTGGCCGCTGTTCTTGGCGATGTTGCGAACGGTGTTGACGTGCAATCCGGTCGCCTCCGCCACCTTAGAATGGACGCGGTCCTTCAGTGCATCGCTCACGCGGGCGATCTGTTCTGTGATGGCATCGCGGATGCTTGTGACTTTTGACATGTTGAGGTTGTTCCTTTTGTGAACGTAGCCTGTTGACAATCGCACAAGTGGCATCTAGGGTCAATGGCGTTGGAGAAGAAGGAGACAACATGTCGTCTGTACTTGACAGGGTTCAAAAGCCCAAACCGCGACCACTGGTCGCCACTATCATCGGGGAGGCGGGCCTTGGGAAAACATCCCTTGCAGCAACCTTCCCGAAGCCGATCTTCATCCGTTCCGAAGATGGCCTCAAGTCAATCACCCACAGCGAGATGCCGGATGCCTTTCCGGTTCTGTCATCGGTCGAAGACCTGTGGCCGCAGTTGTGGGCGTTGGCAAAGGAAGACCACACCTATGAGACGCTGGTGGTTGACACCGTCTCGACGCTGGACACGATGTTCACCGACTGGGTGGTTGAGACTGACCCGAACAAGCCGCGCAGCATCAACCAAGCCTTGGGTGGCTATGGTGCTGGCCGCAGCATGGTGGCATCACAGCACCGCCGCCTGCGTAAGGGCGGCGAGTACCTTATGGACCGTGGCATGAACATCGTGTTCCTGTCCCACGCGGACACCGCCACCGTCAGCCCGCCGGATGGCAGCCAGTACACGAAGTACACGATGCGGATGCACGAGAACTCCATGCAGCCCTACGTTGACAACGTCGATCTGGTGGGCTTCCTGCGCCTTGAGGTTTTCACCAAGGGCGACGGCGACGTGAAGCGGGCGATCTCGACTGGTGATCGCCAGTTGGTTTGTCATGCTATGGCAGCAAACGTGTCGAAGAACCGCTTCGGCATTCAGGAACCACTTGAGGTCAAGCACGGCGAGAACCCGCTGGCTGCCTACATCATCAAAGGAACGAAAGCATGAGCGAAGATTTCTGGGGCCTGTCCACGGGCGAAGACACCTCCACCAAGACCGACGGCTCGTTTGACGCTGGCGGCGGTAACCTGCAGCCGATCCCGAACGAAACCTCCGTGCTGGGGGCCATCGACGAGGCCAAGTGGGACAAGGACACCAACGGCAACCGCTTCATCTCCCTGCGCTGGTCGGTCCTGCAGCCCGAAGAGTACGACAACCGCAAGGTGTTCCAGAAGCTCTGGGTTCTGGATGCCGATCCAAAGGCCAAAGACCCCGCCAAGAAGCGCGACAAGGCCAAGCTGATGCTCGGTGCCATCGACATGAACGCTGGCGGCAAGCTCTTGGCCAAGCCCGTCATGCCGACCGACGAAGCCATGACGCTGCACCTGACCAACAAGCCGATGATCATCAAGGTCATGGTCTGGTCGATGAAGGACAGCATGACTGGCGAGATCGCCCGTGGCAACTGGATCGGCGCTGTGTCGTCCCGCCAAACGGGCAAGTTGTCGACGCCGGAAGAGATCGAACGCGGCAAGGCCGAGATGGACCACGCGCAGCGCAATTCCGCATCGGGCGCGGCGAAGGCGAACCGCACCATCGACGATGAAATTCCCTTTTAATAATCGGTAGGGGGCTTCGGCCCCCTCCACACCCAACCAGAGAGAGACACATGGAACAGAGATCACCAGAGTGGTTTGCCGCTCGTAAAAGCCGCATCACCGGATCAATGGTCGGAGCCGCGCTTGGCCTTGACCCCAACTGCACCCGCGACGAAGCGATGCGCCGCATGGTGCGTGCCCATCAGGGCCTGCCCAGCGAGTTCGTGGGCAACATCGCCACCCAGTGGGGCCAGAGCCACGAGCAGGAGGCGCGTGAAGACTTTGAGCGGGCGACTGGGAAAGATGTGCAGTTCGCCAGCTTTGTGGTCGATCCTGCCCGCCCGTGGAGATCGGAAGAGCACACGTCTGAACTCCAGTCACTTAGGCATCTCGTATGCCGGCTTCTGCTGGAAAAAAAAAA